TAGGATTATAACCATCGGGCTCCGAAGACAGTGTAAGGTATCGGCCCTTCTTTAGAGACTTTATCTCTTTTATAATTTCCCACCTGATTGGATTCCATGCATACGTTGATAGAGCTGCTCCCTTTTCAACTTGATACTTTGCTATGGCTTTCCATAGGCCTATCCGTCCCGCTTGGGTATAGTCATCCCTCTCTGTAGCGTTCTTTGGTTTAAAAGAATTAACAACAGAAACAACAAGTCCCATATTTTCTTCTATAAGCTGATCCATCTTATACCTTATTATAGCGTAGTTTTCAATCTAACTTCTTAGTTGTTCGGCTCTTTTCAATAAAAAACCGCCTCTTCCTTTGTCCCGTGACCCTCTGAGTAGCACAGTGTTGCCTTCATATATTAGCTTTTTATACTTTGCCCATTCGTCAGAGAAGACAGTTATATTATCTATTGAGCAGCTGGAATCACTAGCAGTGACAAATGCCATTTTCTGGCCTTTAGCACGACCGTTCTTTATCTTCCACTCTCTCACTCTCTCTATCTGCACAGCCAGAACTATTCCATGGGTACTCTCAAAACCATTTACAAACTCCTTGCATGAGCAGTTTGACATATCGGTGTTATACTCATCAACCTTATTGCATGTCAGAGATATTCCAAGATAATCATTTTCTTGCTTCGCTAGCCATGAAAAAGAATCAGTGAGCGAATAGCCCGGATTGCTGTATGAATTTATTAAGTCTTGCACGACAGGGGCACGGTCTTTTCTAAAGATAGGTCTATTTTTATCTTTGTTCATAGAAGCGTCTATCATGTCTTCTAAGCATTCGCTAACAGTAATCCCGTCTTTTTCTAAAGCGTAAGATCTAAGCCAAGTCTTTTCTCTCTTGGAAAGTTCTTTTATTATAGAAAATTCATGCATCATCTGTGTTCTAGGCATCTTAAAGCAGTCAAAACATCCTGCCAGTATGAGTGCCTCAAAAGCTTTCTTATTCACAGTAGGGGACACACAAAGCAAGAAGCAGTTCCAGTCGCACTCCTCAGGGTTTATCCCAAGCTCCTCCATGTCCTTTTTCATTTTAGTAAAGACAGAGGAGCCGACCCCTTTAACGTTAGTCATACCATAAGTAGGGTTGTTATTTATTAATCCAAACTCTTCGTTCATGTTTATAATACTAGGAGGCATAACATTTATACCCATGACCTTGGCATTGTTAACTAGCTCCTGAACTTCCAAGAAAGTATCAGGCTTGCCTACCGCGTGTTTTAGATAAGAGGTAAAGAACTCTCTAGGGAAATGAGCTTTTGCATACGCTGTCAGGTAAGCATTATAAGCATAGCTAACAGAGTGAGACTTATTAAAAGAGTATCTCTGCGACTTCTCAATCCACGAAAAGATTTCCTCAGCCTCTTCTTTCGTGACAATACCCCTCTTCTCAGCCTTTTGCAAGAAAGACTTTTTCACCTTAGCCATAACATCTGTTTTCTTCTTACCAATGGCCTTACGAAGAATGTCGGCTTCCTGTAGGTCAAATCCGGCAATCTCCGTAGCAATGAGAATCGCCTGTTCTTGGTACACAAGGATTCCATAAGTGCTCTCAAGAATAGGTCTCAAGGATTCATGGAAGTACTCAACGTGGTCTACATGTTTCTTTCTATCTATATAGTGCATCGTTAGGCTTTTGCCTTTGACAATAGCCTCAAGACAACCGGGCCTCATGATGGCGATAAGGTCAGAGAGCTCGCTTATGTTTCTGGGTTTGGCTTGTTTTGCTAGGGATCTTCCTAGCTGAGACTCTAGTTGAAAAACACCCTTTGTATTACCTTCGCATATTAAGTCCCAAGTCGCGTTGCAATCTAATGGAAGTTTGGTAATATCGCAATCAAATACTATACCATCACCGCGCTCTTCGAACTCGCACCCACAATCAAAACTACGCATTTTTTCTCTTCTTCTCTGCTTTGTATATGTCTTTTCTTAGTTTGCTTGTAGAGTATCCATATCTCGGATTATAGTGCATTTCATATTTTTTAAGCCTTGCACTTCTGCAGTCGGTAAACTCTTTACCATACCAATCTATGCCAATGAATCTAATGTCAGGGTTTATATAGTTTATAAGTTGCTTAAGTTCTTCTTCTGTCTCATATACACATATCTCGTCAATATGAGATACTGCCTCTAGCTGTATAAATCTTTCAAAGAAACTTTGTATAGGTTTGTTCTTGTCTTTTCTGTCAATCGTAGGGTCTGTCTGCAAACCAACAACCAAATGGTCACAGTAATCCTTACAATCTTTGAGCATTAGTATATGACCAGCATGCAGCAGATCGAAAGATGAGCAAGTAAAACCTACTTTCATTTTGCAAATGCCCCTTTGAACTTACCTACGCTAGCTTGTCTTCGATGAAATTTTATAAACTTAACCATTAGCTCTGCTTCATCAATCGTATCAGACAATGCCTCGTGCGCTTGTATAGCTTTCATTCCAAAGAATTTTCTAAATGCATCTAACTTCATGCTGCTTGGTTCGTCTAGATTCTCAAACCACATAAACAGTATATCCATCATGTCTATCTTAGATACTTCTGAGAATGGAAGTTTTGTCTTGTATTTTTTTGCCAATCTTCTTGCTATAGGAATATCAAAGTTAATTATGTTGTAGCCTGAAGGGACGGGTTCGGTAAACCATTGTCCGGGCTTTTTGTCAACATGATACTTTGAGCAGTAGTTACAAAAGTTTTTCCACACAACCTTTTCGGACTGTCCTGACTTCCAATCTTCTACAATCTCTTCTGAGGAAACTCCTCTTTGCTTAGCGTGCCAAGCTATAGTATCCTGTCGGGACTTTGTGAAATATTCTTCTGTGTCTATACCATCAGGTTTAATAACTGCCTTAAATGCCTGATCTGTCTTTACTTCTAATGTTCTAGGGTCTACCGGAACGGCAGCTAACTCGACAGGGTTGCAGGTAGTTGGATCTGGGCCATCTGTTTCCCAGTCAAAAACAATAATCCATCTGTTATTCATAATTATCTCCTCTTATTATTATACTTTTAGAATTTCCGAGACATCCATAATTTTATCTAGCATTTTGATTCCTAGTATGTCTAACTTTAGAAGACCAACATCTTCGCAGCTAGGACCTTCGAAGCCAGCTAGCATACCCTTCTCTTCTCTATCTATGACCATAGGACATACATCATATATTCTTTGAGGAGAGACTACAACGCCAGCAGCATGCTTAGACTGAATAATCTTAGTGCCTTCAAGGCGTATCGCTTGTTCAAATATTTTAGAGAGCTTACCATTTAAAGACCCGTCTTCACCGACCTCACACCACTCTCTTAGACTGTCAGACTTGTTCTCTAAAGCCCAAGATATAACCGAGGCAGTTCCTAGCTCATCTCTCATATCCTGTAGTTCATCAGAAATCTTGGCTTCATCAATAATGTGTGAGGTAATAGCGTTCTGCTCGTCAAAGCTTATATTGCCTCTTGCTGCCATTACTCTCTTTAGAGCCGCCCTTCCTTTAAGTGTCTGAAATGTAATAATCTGAGCTACATTATCTTTGCCATATTGTTCTTTGATGTACTCAATTATTTCTGACCTAGACTGCTTTGGAACATCAATGTCAATATCAGGCATTGACACTCTTCCTCCGGCATTACGTCCGGCATTGTAGAATCTCTCAAAAATAAGATCATATCTTAATGGATCTATCTGTGTTATGTCCATGAGGTATGATACCATGCATCCTGCTGCACTTCCTCTTCCCGGCCCTGTTAGGTATCCCCTTTTTGTAGCTTCTTCGACGATATCTCGCACTATCAAGAAGTAGCTAGAGAGATTGGTCTCAGTAAAAATATCTATCTCTTTATCTACCCGCTGCCCATAGCCTAAGAAAAGCTCATCACCTTTTGTTACATGAGCCATTTTTGTGCGCCAACCATCTCTGCATAAGGCCCGGAGATAATCATTAGGAGACATTCCGTCAGGGCATTTAAATTCAGGAGGGTTAGGAGGCCCTAATATTTCATAGCTAGAACACATATCGGCTATAGCTAGAGTATTATCTAACTCTTCATCTGTATGGTGCTCTTTCATTTCTTCATATGTAGGAATATGGTAGTTGTCAGACTTAAAGAAGGTTTCCATAGCTGCTGACTTGCCCTGCTTTATTTCCCTCTGTATCTCACCTATGCTTTTCCTAAGGGCAGTACACAAAAGGACCCTTTGGTCATGAGCATCTTCTCTTCTGCAATAGTGTGCATCGGGGGTGGCAACAGTAGGTATCCTAGTTATATTAGCTATCTCTCTTAACTTCTCTGCAACTTCTTTTGCTTCTTTATTTATTAGCGAGTCTATAAGCTGGATCTCTATAAAAAAGTTTCCCTTGCCAAAAGACTCCTGCATCCTCTCTGCCTCTCTTGCGGCATCTCTTCTCCAGTCAGCATTGTTCAAGCATAAATTCCCAAGTCTAGATCCCAAATGACCACTGAATGATACTAAGGAGTAATCAGATGCGCAGCTCTGCAAGAACTCATCGAGACCTATTCTAGGTTTGTAGTAGAAATTATCTGGTCGATTACTTTGAGAAACAAGAGCTAGAAGCTTTTTCCATCCTTCTAGGTCTTTAGCAAGAACAACTTGATGCATAAGCTTAGAATTGTCGGGCTCTTTTATTTTTGCACTCTGCGTGGAAAGATAAAGCTCACACCCAAGAATAGGTTTGTATCCCTTGGATATAGTCTTATGAAAATCAACAGCGCCACTGACGCTTCCATGATCGGTTAGGGCACATGCATCTGTTTCTATTTGTTCTAGACGACTGTAAATATCTGATGTTTTAGATAATCCGTCTAGTAATGAGTATTCGCTATGCACGTGTAAAGGTACGTATTTCATACAAGTATTCCTGACAAGTCTTTGTGTAAATCCGCTATCTCTAAATTATACATGTCAACATGAGTTTTGAAGTTATTTCTTTTGTCAATTTGTCCACTTTTCCACAGTTTTGCCATATCCCAGTAGTCGTGTGCGCCCATAAATCCACATAGCCAGATGTTCTTTAGTCCGAAATATTGTTTAGGATGCCCTGAGCTAGCCCTTTGAAATTCTATACTAATAAAAGCATATATGTCTGGCTGTTGGTGCTTGCTTGTTTTGGCAACAGATACGTCGTAGTAAGGTTTTGGCGCGACAGTCCTCCTTTTTGTTTTAACCTCTATTCTGTGACCATCTTGTAGGAGTAGGTCATGATTGTACTTATCTAGACCTCTATTGTTACTGACTATTTCAGCGCCGATAAACGGAGCAAGAGCCTCCTCTCCAAGGTATCCGGCAACATTTCCACCGCCCTTGAGTATAGAGTTATTTATGGCCCCGAGAGATTGTGCTTTTTCTCTAGCACTTTTCACCATCTCTTCTGTGAAGTCTAGCTTTATCATTATACATCCTTTTAAAAGCGACCAATAAGAATTACGTACTGCCTCAGTTTAAGCTGGTCGCCCACTTAACTATATGCCCGACAGTAGAAAGGCTAGTAGCTATTTATGTTATCGTAGAGCCTTAAGCAGGGCTAGCTATACCCTCTTCTACCGCCGACTCTAGAAAGCGTTTCTTACCCTGCCTTGCTATGTTTCTAGCGGCATTTACATGGGGAATTTCCCTAGACTCAAACTTAGGACAAAGAGGGTTTCCACAAATGTAGACTCCCGCATCTGGCCCAGAGGTTTTAGGCCTAGGATTATTCTCTTCGCAATAATAACAAGACCTAGTAGTCATTCTAGGATTTGTCATAGCAAAGGGAATGTTTCTCTTTATACATTCTTTCTCAAGTATAGAATTTATTTCTTGCTGACCAAAGCTTCTTCCTTTTGTAGCAACACCGTCTAAGCAAAGTCCAAATCGACATAACTG